TGAGGACGTCATTATGGTCAATCCTTTTTTGGACAATAGTGATGAGCCTCGATATGGTTATGACGATGCTGGGCAGCCTATGAATACTAAGGCTGATCTTTACGCTGAGGCGATGCGCTGGAGGCCTAATCCGGTGCCACCACAGCCACCTGTTGAAGAAATTCCTCAGGTTCCTGCTCCTGAAAAGAAGAGGAAGAGAAACAAGGGTAAGAAGCCTGAAGAGCCTCCTAAAGAGGCTTTAGTAAAGGCATCTGATCGCGTTATGACTCAAGCTGCTTTCCAGACAGTTGGAAAGGTTCTTGACGCCACTGGGGCTCGCATCCAATATTGTGTTGGTACGATTCAAGGTGTCGTTATGAATAAGCATTCTTATAAAGACGCAACTCATTTTGAGTTTGCGGGAAAAAAGTTTGCTAAAACTCCAGTCAGAGGTGATCTTGTTGATCTTCACGATGATCTTTGCGTTTGCTTGCCATTTGACGGTTGTCCTGCAACTAGAAAGAATTTGTTCGATGTCCCGGAACAGGGGCAGAGAATTTATGTTTTGAATGCGGATAGTACTGCTAATGGTATGGTGACGGATGTTTCACATGGGGATGTGCGTCATACTGCTTCTACTGTTGCAGGTGATTGTGGGTCCCCTTACGTGAACGCTAACGGAAAGATTGTTGGTTTTCATCGGGCCGCTGGTGATTCTACCACCAACGTAGGGATTGCAGTTTCGGAGAGGTTCCGAGCCATCTTTGATGGTCCGGTTCCAAAAAACGTGTAAGGTATATACGGGCTCCAGTAGTGGAGGGTGTTGGATTTCCTTCAGCACCGCCCGTATTGCCTGTACCGTTGATCTCCACTGTGCAATACCGTCCCCTTGGAAAGTCTTCTCTTCATCGTACTCCTTGGCCACTCGTGGCTGAAGATTACATTCCTACTCAGATGTCTGTTAAAGCGTTACAACTTGGTTTGGAGAAGTGTATGGAGTCATATCCTGCATTTCCTGAAGACCTTGTTTGTAGGGCTCAAGCTTATGTAATATCTCATTTACGCGGAGTACTCCTGAAATCAGTTGAGGAAAACGTTTTGACTTATGAGAAGGCTTGTGGCCTTTTGACGCTTTCTAAAAGTCCTGGTTATCCATACTACTATAGGTATTCAACCAAGGAGGCTACACTCCTTGGGATGCCAGATGTAGTTAGGGCTCAAGTTGACGCTCTGTTCAGCTCTTCGCCGGACATTGAGTGTATATTTGCCCTTACGGAAAAGTCGGAACTTAGACAAGCTGAAAAAGTTCGTGCTGGAAAAACTCGTGTTTTTATGGCGTCCGATATGCATCATTTGATTGCAAGTAAGATGCTGTTTTCAGAACAAAACGAGTCCTTATTGGAAGGCATTGGCCACCATCCCTGCACCATCGGCATTCAGTTGCCCGGGCCGCAGTTCACGTCATTTATGACGCGTTATGCTACCTGGAATGATGGTGATATCAGTGGTTGTGACCAACGTTTTTCGTTGAGGCTGGCTCGAGCTATTCGCGATATCCGTAAAGCCTTTTTGCCGGCTCGCGTACACTCAGTTGTTGATGATTTGTACGACTGGGTTTATGCTGGAGTTGGTGTGGCTTTAGGAGGTATGTATAGGGTTTTTGGCAATAAGAGTGGTTGGGAGAATACCGGCGTTGACAATTCGTTGATGTCTTGGTTAGGACTCCTGATCGCTTTTTCTGCTTTATACCCTGACAAACCTCTCGACAGTTTTTGGGCTTGGATAAATGGTGATGACCATGTTGTCCATTTGCCTGATGATTGTTCATTTAAGGATATGTGCGAGTGGCTTAAGAACTATGGATTGGTGATCGAATGTCATGATTGGTCCCCACGTCCTAGCTTTGATGTTGTCTTTCTCTCACATCAACTTCGAATGAGATTTGTGCATGGTTTTGGAGACTTTGCCTGTGCTTCAGGTAATCTCCCCAAACTCCTCTCCTCTATCGGTTGGGTAAAAACCAATCAGATTTTGAGTTGGGAGGAATCATGCGTTGCTCATTTGGTTGGCTTGAGGATCTGTCTATTTCCTTGGCAGGACCACTTTGACCAAATAGATGCCCTTCTTGGGCAGTATCTTGGTTCAATAGTGGTTACGCCTTTTATAAGAGAGGTTCTCAAAAGCCGATTTTCTGAAGTAGCTCTCGCCAGATTGCATACTCGTGCGGAAGGTTCCCTTTTTTCCCTTGTGCACGAGGAAGCTGGCATTAATCAGGTTGTCGATCAAGTAATCGCGCGTGGCCTGATAAAATGCAAACATGGCAAGATCAAAACAGAAGAAGAAGAAGCGAGTGAAGGGCGCAAAGAAGCGCAATCGGAAACGTCCGACAGCCAGGCAAACTGGTCGTCGGACTGCTCGATTTAAACCTAGTCAGCTTACGGGCTGTGCTAGGAAATACCTTGAGGCAGTTGAAAACCCTTTCTCTGGAACCCTTGCTTGTGTGCCCGTGAATACAAACTTCCCTTCGTTGAAGTTTGCAGCGCGAGCCACATCATCTTGGGCGACGGGGACCAGCAATATTGGTTTCGTGATGGTTAATCCCTTCGCGTTTGCCTTTAATGGGACTAGTGACTACTTTAATCCTGGCGGTTCAACACATTTTGTGTCCGCTGGACTTCAGTATTCCAGTCTCTCCGGGGCTTTTGGCGGCACTACTTTCTCCACGCAGCAGTATGGAGGAACAATTGCCGGCATAGCTACGGTCGGATCTAATAGTCAATA